GACCGGTCGATACACTGTAAACGCTTCTACTCTGATTAAAAATAACGGCACCGCAATCGAGTTCATTGATGTTGATGAAGTGCTATACTCTCCAGATGGCATCACTAAAAATGCTCTTCTGGTCGGTGGCGATAACAATACTGTTAGAGCTATTGCTATTGAGAAAGGCGCGCTGGTAATCGGTGATACCACCAATGGTGTCACGGGATTGAAGGGTACTGGCGCTCTGTATGCAAGTACAGCTGGTATTCCTCAGTTTGGTACACTTCCTCTATCTGCTGGTGGTTTGGGTGCTACAGATGCGACTGGTGCACGTACCAACCTTAGTGTTTATAGCAAGGCCGAAACCGATACTCGTATCGGAGTGGCAACCTCTGTGATCTATACCGCAACTCTATCCGCCTCTGGATGGTCCGGTAATGATACAGATGGTTATACTTATAGCTATGCTAATACCGCTATCCGTTGCGGTAAGGATGGTAACGTACATCCTATTATCACCTATGTTGATAACCGCGAGGAATATAGCAAGATTTCCGGTGCCGAGGCTACTGTCGGTGTAGGTATTGTATTTACCTCACCTACTAAGCCAGAGAATAACATTGCCATCTCTATCATTGATGTTGGCTAATAAAACAAGAAAAGGGCGAGAGTCATTACGACTCTCGCCCTTATTTTTATTTACCACAAAGTTGCCGATTGAGAATGTGGTAGTGTGGTTTTTCTTCGCCAAACCATTTATAACGCAGGAAATCATCAAGCAATATAGCGATAATAGCCAAGAAGAACCAAGCTATTGAGAAAGGTAAACAAATCTATCCTAATATGTTTAGCGGTGAATTGCTGTAATCCCAAATGCCAAGGCCAAGCCAAAGATTGAGGATACAGCCAAAAATGAACTCCAATGAGGTGACTACAACAGCACCTATTAGACCCTGTTTAATTAAATCCATTTCCCAGGGTATATACTCATTTAAACCGCCGATAATAACGAAACACAGCCCGCCAAGCAAGAACATTGACCAGTGTAGTATACCATCACTGAAGCAGCTTTTCCAAACTGCTTCAATGAGGTAATAAATTGTACCACCGGTCAAAAAGAGGGCAATAAGCTTATTCAGCTGCTTCCTCATCGCTAGGCTCCTCGCCATATACAAGCTGGACGGCCGCAAGTTCCTCCATAGAGGTTGCGCCATAGATAGCGATTTTATATTCTTGGCATAGACGATACATAGGATAGACGACTTCAGAGATGGCCAAAGACAGCGCAACAAGCTGTTCAAGGGGCCATGCGGTACACTCTTCGTGACGAGCGTGCCATTCGAGCACAGGGTTTTCGACACCCGCTTGAAGAGCAATCTGATACTGGTTAATGTTCAAACTAATCTCAGACTGGTCTTCCATTGTGACTCCATATTCTTTCCCATCGACCCAAGTTAGTGGGTGAGCGGCAAGATATTCTGCGAACAATACCTTATTCTGCTCTTGTTTCATTTCCTGAGCCTCTTCCAGAGAATAACGATACACGAATTCATTAGTCTCTGTATCTAGCTTGTAAAGGCCAGGCATTAACTCAGATGGGATTTCTTCTCTCTCGATGACGCGAACTGCGTTTGGAGAGCTTAGCGTATCGGTTTTGATTAAAGCGTAGTGAGTATCGCAGTCAGAACCGATAACCCCAGTACCTTCACTTTCCGGACAGGCAACGACATACCCGTTGGATTGTAGTTTGATGTATCTTACTTCATTGAGGATGTCAACAACAACATTGCCTCTATTGATTAAGACATATTTCATTTAATCTCAACTCCTTTGAATAGTGAACGAAAATAGTTGTCCATATCTTGAACTATATAGAAACAGGTCCCCTTCATTACGTGTGCTCTCCAACCTTGATAAGATTTCTGCACTTCTTCTGTTGGTAATAGACCTTTTACCCAAAGTGCGTGCATCTTACGCAACTTGCGTCGCTGGTGAACGATTTTCTTCTTAAAGGGAGTCTGAATGATATGGTTGGTGTAAGTAATGTAAAAGTCCCACTTAAGGTATTTTACTGGAGCATGGCGTACACCATCCTCCATGATTGTTTGGACGCGAGTAATCGTGGTTTTCTTCTGATTAAGCTCTAGTCCAATTTCTCGCAACTTTTCTTCAATCCGCTTCTAACATTGCGCAAGATATTGGCTGTCTCCATGCATGAGATAAAGGTCATCCATGTAGCGACCATAATACTTGATATGCAATGTTTCTTTAATGAAGTGGTCAACTTCGTTCAATGTCAACAGGGCGAACAATTGTGATGTTTGGCTTCCTAAGCCTAGACTTCTTTCTTCATATTCATAGTACTTGCGGCCCGGCCGGAAAGACGGGGCTGCCGCACGCACATACTTATGGTTCTTGATAATATAGTAGGTCTTACCTGCTACTGGCTCCTTATCCTTGGTTAGCTTAAAAGAAAATGTATCAATGAGATAGCAGCATAGCTCGCACACTCGTTTATCCTTAATCACTTTCCTTGCTATTGCTTTCAAGGCTTTATGGTCAATAGAGTCAAAGTATTTGCGTATATCAATACGAAGGCAGAAGAAATCTTTATCTAGCCCATATTCTCTATGGGCCGATTGGAAATGCTTCTTAAAGCGGTCTAGGGCAAAGTCAATGCCTTTACCTTTCAGGGTTGCACAATTGTCGTAGATGAATTTAGGAGTCAATTCTGGTAGCAGCGTCTCTTCACAGAGGGCATTTTGCACCAGTCTGTCGTCTATATGACACGCTCTTATATCTCTTGGTTTGCCTCGTTCGATTATTGAGAAACAACTAAACACAAGCTGCTCGTATTCACAAGCTCGCAGGTCAGCTTCTGTTTGCAGGATTGTTTCTATTCTGGTTTCTTCAAAATTGATTGTACTATCTTTCCATCGAACGTTTCGACATACTCTATAAGAGGCATCATACATAGCGTCAAAACTACAAAAACGCTCGAAAGTATTATTTTGGTCTTGAATAACACTCTCTCCTTATCATGCAGTAATAGCAGTTACTTCTCGAGTTCTGCATCTACAATCTTAAATTTTACCCATGCCTACTTACACATGAGAGGGATAAATTCTCCTTAGATGAGAAGGCAGATCTACCTATAACACATTACAATTCTAAATATACATCTTCAAAAAACAAAACTCTAGAACCTCAGCATTACGCCAAGGAGCGAAGTTGTGGCTGATAGTAAAGCCACAATTAGATGGGAGTAATGTATTCTGGGGAATCCTAGGTGTCACTCGCTTGCGTGCCTTCGGCACTTAGCTCGTGACGTGATGCTCCATCTAATCCGGGGCCACGCGGCCGTTCGTGTTGTTGTAGTTGTTGTTGTTCGCACTACCATCATTGTTGACATTGCACACGTTGTTCGAGTTGTTGGTGTTGCGGGAACGCGTCGAAAGAATTCAGAATTTAACCCAGGAAACAATATTTATCGACCTCTTCTTCGAAGACGAGGATACTCGTATTTTTGCTCGTAGATTAACTTGTCACGGTTTAATCTATCCTGTAAGCTCTCTTTTTGTGCTTTTACCAATCTGGCCAAGCACTCGAAAGAACGACGCTTCTTCTTGTTATTCTTTGCATATTGAAAGATACAAAGGTCGATAATCCTAAACAAGCTATCGCAGTATTTAATAGCTTGCTTATGTAACTTAGTCCTTGCTTCGAGAGATTCTTCATCTTTCAGATAAATCTCACAAGCATCATAACAGGCGGCGTGTATGCGCTTGCCGCAGGTAAGTATATCGTAACCGAACGCCTGGAGAGGTTGTCCCTCTCCAAGCAGTCCGGGTTTTTGAATCTATTTTCCATCCTTATCAAACTCACGAGGGCGAGTAAGAACTAGGATATAATTCATTAACTCTCTTGATTTACCTAGACATTCGCGCTTGGAAACGTGCCTGTCTTTCTTCTTAACAGACATGATATTATCTCCTATTCTAACTGATTTTTTAATAAGCTATTTTAATCATTACTGCCCTCGCGGTGAAACTTTGCCGTATTGGTTTTGCTGACCGATTTACGCTTATCCAATAACGAAAGCCGGGGCCACGCGGCCGCCCGTGTTGGTGTAGGTGTAGGAGTTCGCACTACCATCACGGTTGACAGCGCACACGCCGGTCGAGGTGTAGGTGTGGCGGGAACGCGTCCAGTACCATGCTGCGGTAGCGGTAGAGTCACTCTGATTCTTAACACGATTGGCGTTGCTACTATAATAGCTATAAGCAGCAGAGCAACCATTGGTATATTCACCTGTTGTTGGAGCATACTGATAGCTGGCAAGACCCATCTCGTGGATAGAGGGCAGGAATACGGTTTCGTCGGTATAGGCTACAGAAGAGCTATTATAGTTGGTGTTAGTTCCCTTGCTTACGGTCTTGATAGAAGCTTTTCCAGGGAAAGCGTTATAATAGCTAGTACAAATGGTCTTAGCAGTAGAGTCAGTACCTGGGTCCCATTGAGCACTAGAGCCGAAAGCTGTGGTAGTTGGTAGACAGTTGACAGTCTGCCAAGTTACAGTGTTAGAACCGTCTTGGTCGACACCAATAACACGAATAGTGTGTGTGGTAGCACCTTGAACAGCACTAGACAAAGTAACACTCTTAGTTGCACCAACAATGCTAGAACCACCTGTTGTTTTGATTGTAGAACCCTTGTTAGAAGCAAGGTAACTCTTCAATCCAGCAAACCAAGCAGCATCAGCAGCTTCACCAGTACCGGCACCGAAGGACCAGTATTGGGCAGAAACCGTGAATGTTGCGTTGGAAGGGGCAGTGTAGTTGGTACCAGCAGATACCTTCACCGTAATTGTCGTGGACGACACATTGGTACTTCCATTACCTTTCACAGTGATTGTTTTGCCACTGACGCTTAAAGTCAAGCCTGTTACGCTAGTAGGAGTGATACTAACAGTACCATCAAAGTTACCGCTCGCAGTAACAGTTACACCGGCAGAGTAGTTGCTTGCAGTGATAGCGACAGTGGTGGGACTGAGAGATAGAGTACCTGTTGCTTTGTTGATAGTCCAGTTGACATCAAGAGCAGTGGTGGTCCCATCGGCCCAACGATAATTGCTCTTCAGGGTGAAAGTGGCGGTATAAGTACCAGCATTGGTAGAAGAAGTGGTTCCACCAATGGTCATATAAGTGGTGTTATAGTTGTTCCAAGAACCTGTACCACTTACAGACTGAGCGCTACCGTTATAGGTAAGATTGCTCTTCCAGGTAGGCTTAGTGACAGATTTACGATTGACTACCACATTGAAGGTAGTGGTTTTAGTTACTCCGTTCTCTGCATAAGAAACAGTAATAGCTTGAGAGTTAGTTACAGTATTCAAAGCAGTTGGAGAGCAAGAGTAGCCAGTAACAGCCGCGGTCTTACCATCGGAGTAAGTAGCAGTAACTATCATGCCCGCTGTTGCTAGGGTATCACCATACTCATAAGAAGTCTTTGTAGGATTGGTGGTAACAGCAATCTTAGTCAACTTATGGGTTACAGTAACAGCTTGTTGAGCAGTACAAGTGACGCCACCCTCAGAATAGGTGATAGTCACAGAAGTTACGCCATCGGACAATGTGGTAGGAGAAACAGTATAACCAGTAACTTCCGTAGTAGCGATTGGCACAGAACCAATCACATAGGTAGCTTCGACTACCATGCCAGATGCATTGAATGTATCGCCGGCAAGATAACTGGTTTTAGTAGGAGCAGTCTTAATTGCAATGCTTTGAAGCACAACAGAACTGCCGCCGCCTCCACCGGAGCCTTGCTGTTCGGTTAAAATACACTTAGGCAAGTTGATAACCTCCTTGTAATCTTTATCTAGAGGTTAGTATCCAAGATACCTAATAGCTAGCTTAAAGATTGAGGATGGAAGGCAATCTTTGCCCTAGTGTTTTAGAAATCCCGTAGACACTTTCCGAGAAAAAGTACACTTTTTAACGGGAAAATACTTCTTCGTCTAGATAATAAAAAATTGGGAAAGAGTATACATACCCTTTCCCATTACAAGTGAGTATCTTACTCTTTCAATATATATAAAAAAAGCCATGGATAAATTATCCATGGTTGCCCAAAATTCCGTAATGTGTACTTTTTCAAAGGTCTGGATAGATGAAAGGAGCTTTTAAGCTTGGCTGTAAAATGTGCGGATTGGCAATTTTTTGGGCAAAAGTGGTTAAATAAAATTGCCAATTCCGCAAGTATCTATGAGGTGATAAAGGTGTTATATGGTTATGCATGTGTTAGTTCACGAGACCAAAACTTAGACCGCCAGATCGTTGCTCTTGTTGACGCTGGGGTCGATGAAAACAATATCTTCATAGATAAACAGTCGGGTAAGGACTTCAATCGTCCCGCCTATCAGAAAATGTTATCCACAGTTAGCCAAGGCGATATGATTCTACTTAAGTCGATCGATCGCCTTGGCCGCAACTACTCCGAAATCCTTGAGCAATGGGGCTTAATCACAAAGACCAAGGGAGTGGATATAAAGGTTCTAGATATGCCTCTACTAGATACATCCTATTGTAAGGACATTATGGGTACCTTTATATCCGACCTGGTCTTGCAAATCTTATCCTTCCAAGCTGAACAAGAACGTACTTATATCAAGCAGCGGCAAGCGGAAGGAATAGCGGCTGCGAAACAGAAAGGCGTGAAATTCGGGCGCCCGCGCAGACCGCTTCCCGATAATTTCGATGAACTCTATGAACGCTTCCTTCGCAACGAGCCCGTCTCAAAACTAGCCAAAGAGTGCGAAGGAATGTCAGAAAGTACGCTCCGCCTACGTCTCAATGAACGATTGGCCGAAAGTGGTTAATCAATCTTCCTTTTGTTTCAAATATAATATAAAGGAGGAATAGACTATGAATATGGAAATGATTGCTCAGATTTTCGAGCTATGTATTCTCCCCCTGCTCGGTATTTTAACCAAGTTCCTCGTGGACTTCTTAAACGCAAAGCGTGATGAGGCTCATGCCAAAACCGATAGTGTAATCACTCAGAAGTATGTAGACATGATCCACAAAACCATTACCGATTGCGTTATTGCTACCAACCAAACCTATGTTAATAGCTTAAAGGATGCGGGCACTTTTGATGAAGCGGCTCAAAAGGAAGCCTTTAATAAAACATTAAGTGCGGTGCTGGCAATTCTCACCGATGACGCCAAGGAATATATTACCGAGGCAACTGGCGATGTAAATACATATCTCACTCAGCTAATCGAGGCTGAAGTCAACAAGAATCGCAAAGCATGATAAGACGGGCGTATAGCCCGTCTTATTTTTTTTCGTTAAAAAGTGGGAAAAAAATTGGCAAAATTGTTCAAACAGCTTATCTCAATTTTCATATAATAATGAAAGACCAAGAGAAAAAATTTTTAAGGAGGCTTAAACATGGCAGTTAACTATCCATACTACCCACAGTAGCAGCCGTAGCAACAGCAAATGATGAACCCGTATGTTGCACGGATGCCATATGTGGAGCAGCCCTAGATTGGAATTAAAGGCCGCCCAGTTTCTTCAATCGAAGAAGTTAGGGCGACAAGCATTGACTTTGATGGCTCCATCTTCTTCTTCCCTGACCTTGCCAATAAGAAAATCTATACCAAGCAAATCAACATAGATGGAACATCAACGCTAAATGTGTATGAACTCAAAACTATGCCGCTCGTTGAAAACCCTAATAGTACCATCGACTCTACTCAGTTTGTAACGCGAGAAGAGTTCGAGGCAGCATTAACCCAGATAAAAGAAAAAATTGCGCCGCAACCAGTACCAGTGGTCGCGACGCAGTCGTAGAATGGCGAGCAGTATAAAAACTTTTAAGGAGAGAAGAAAATGACCCCAATGGAAATAATTCAAATGATTAGGAATGGACAGAACCCTCAGCAGATTACAATGAATATTCTCGAAAGCAGACTTGGCAGCACTCCGATGGGTGCCAATTTGCTTGCTCTAGCAAAAGACAACAATACTCCAGAAATCGAGAAAGTTGCACGTAATCTGATGTCCCAAAGAGGGTTAGACTATGACAAGGAGTTGGCTTCCTTTAAGAAGATGTTTGGTCTTTAATAATCTTAAAGGAGGAACACTTAATGTTCAACACTAACAATGGTTATTCTTTGTCTGATATCGCGGCTGTCACAGGTTCTGGCAACAACGGAAATGGTATGTGGGGCGGAGACGGTGCATGGTGGGTTATCATCCTGTTAATCCTGTTTGCAGGTGGTTGGAATGGTAACGGCTTCGGAGGCGGCAATGGAGCTGCGGGAACCGAAGGTACTATTACTCGTACCGCTATCCATGATGGTTTTACTACCAATGGTATTGAGAATGGCATTCGTGGTATTCAGCAGGGTCTCTGCGACGGTTTCTATGCTATGAACACCGGTATGCTTAACGGCTTCAATAGCGTGAACAATGCTATCTGTGATGCTGGTTATGCTACACAGCAAGGTTTTAACACCACCAATGTAGCCTTGATGCAGGCTCAGAACGCTCTTGCAACTCAGCTTGCAAATTGTTGCTGCGATACTCGCGCCGCAATCCAGCAAGCAAGCTTTGACAATGCTCAGGGTATGAACGCACTCACTCGCCAGGTTGCTGATTGTTGCTGCGAGACCGGCCGCCAGATTGAGAGAGGCTTTGCCGATGTCAACTACAATATGGCAACCAACACCGGCGCACTTCAGACCTCTCTGGCTAACAGCACTCGTGACATTATCGACAGCCAGAATGCAGGCACCCGTGCAATCCTTGATTATCTCTGCCAGGAGAAGATTGCAGACCTGCAAAGCGAGAATCAGGCACTTCGTCTTGCCGCTTCTCAGCAAGCTCAGAACAACTATCTCATTAGCGAGCTTGCGCCTAAACTCCCGGTTCCCGCATATGCGGTACCCAATCCCTTTGTGCCCTATGGGTATACTAACTGCAACACTTGTTGCTAATTAACTGACACCATAAAAGGAGAGATTTGGTTCAATGGAAATTATTGCGAACGCTTTACAAACCGTAGAAGCTAATCAAAACGTCCTTTTTACCGACACTGTAGTAGGCTGCTCCAACAGCCTACTACATCGTACTGGTAGTGGACTTGTTACTCTAAGAGGTAACGCATCAACACAGTGTCGTGCGCGTTATCGCGTGTTCTTCAGCGGAAATATCGGCCTTCCCGCAGACGGAACCGTAGAAGCTATCTCCATTGCTATTGCTATCAATGGTGAAGCTGTTGCTTCTTCCACAATGATTTTTACCCCTGTTGCCGCAGAAGACTTGGGCAATGTAGCAAGTATGGTATTCATCGACGTACCTCGTGGCTGTTGCTTTGAGGTTTCTGTACGCAATACCTCTACTCAGGCTATTGATGTGCAGAACGCAAATCTGATTGTAGAAAGGGTGGCCTAAGTATGACAGAAAGACTAAAAAGAATGAAAGAAACTCTAGCCTCTTGTGTCGAAGGGCAGCTTGGCAATCTGCAAAACGTCGATGCAAAAGAACTTGGCGAAGTAGTAGACATGGTGAAAGACCTTGAAGAGGCTATTTATTACTGTACTATTACAAAGTCCATGGAAGAAGCCGAACAAAAAGAAAAGCATACCGAGCATCACTATTATACGCCTATGTATTATCGTGATATGGATCGTTATGACCGTGGTAGAATGTACTACCCAATGATGGAAGAACCAATGTACTATGACGGCCAACCTCGCGACTCCCAGGGTCGTTTTATGGATGATGGACGTCGTCAGTATGGTGGCAATGGAAATGGTGGCGGCAATGGTGGTTCCACTCGCCAGTATCGAGAAATGGAAATGCCTATTGACTGGAGAGATGAACGCGAAGGCCGCAGTCCCATGAGCCGTAAAATGTACATGGAGTCCAAGGAGATGCATAAAGATAAGGCCACTAAGCTCAAAGACCTAGAGCACTACATGAAGGAATTGAGCGAAGACGTGGTAGAGATGATTAAAGACGCTAGCCCAGAAGAGAAGCAACTCTTGGAGAAAAAGATTAGTGCTCTTGCTACCAAGGTTGGTTCTTTGAACACAAGTGCTTAATATCAATGGGGAGGAGTGGAGACTGCTCTTCACTTCCTCCAATCATCCCGCGCTTATGAGAAGCGACGGCTCCTATACAATAGGCGCCTGTGACAATACGACAAAGGCTATCTATATTCGAGAAGGATTACCGCCAGCTCTCACAAAGAAAGTTCTATGCCATGAGCTAACCCATGCTGCAATGTTTAGCTATGATGTAGAACTGTGTCTAGAACAAGAAGAATTGCTAGCTGATTTAATAGCCACATATGGTCAAGAGATTATATCCATGACGAATGGTATATTCTCGAGACTAAGAAAATAAGGGGAACCCAATCAAGGGTTCCCCTTTTTCTTATTGTTGTGCTTCTTCGTGGGTAGGCAAATCCATCACTTTGTTGTAATACTCCTCCGCCTGACCGTTTCCGCCAAGTCCATGGTATACCTTATAGAACTCGCTTAACTGCTCGTACTATTCTTGGGTGGTATATCCTTGTTTAATGTAGATTCTACACAGTTGGACTAACCGAAAGCGGTATGAAGAAATGATTAAATCTAAACGTGCCTAGTTTGCGACTTCCGTGTTTAACACGTGTTTTCGCAATTCCTCGATTTCTTCCTTTATCGGTTGAAGCTTGGTCTCAATCGCTTCATCCAAGTCTTCGCGCTTCTCGTTCTCTAAAAGAGTTTTATAGTTCTTCAACTGCTTAGAGAGATACTTACAACCTGCAAGAGCGCCCGCAGAAATTAAGCCGAAGACTATTTCCAAAAGGTGTTCGGTGATAAAGGCTCCCATAAAAGAAAATCCTCCTTTCTTCCACTTCTCTTATTATTTCAAAGTTTAATAAGAAGGATTAACTTATTTGGCCCAATTACCAAGCACACTGATTTTTCTTGATGTAGGCGGTACCGATGCAAATTGCATCGCTTTCATCCTGTGTGGCTTTAACATTGTATGTATTGGTAACATACTACTGTGCATTACGCTTTTGCTCTGCACGCGCCTTACCTTTTACCCCAAGAGCGGATTTCCAGGTAACAGCCATAATAGTGGAATAGGGGATTTTGAGGAAAGTGAGAAGTTCCATCAAAACACCTTGTACTTGTGCCAATACTTTGAAAGTGAGAATATTGTTTTGCTCTTGAATATCCTCAAAGACTACCTCATCGGGGAAATAAGTGTCAATTAGTTCTTCTATCTTAAGACGAAACTTCTTCAGACGAACTCCTACGATTTCATCATCAAAAGTGAATTTTCCATAGTCATGAAGCTTGCCGTCTTTAAATACGGCCCAACCTGTGGTACGCGAAGACTAGTCGAGCGCCAGTATAGTATAACTCATTCTTTAAACCTCCATTTATATCCATAGGCTGTAGTTCGAGCACCTCTACAAACCGCTAGGATATTACTAGCGCCACTTAAACCTTTGCCTATTGCTTTTGAAGCCTGGCCGCCAGATGGGTATTCCGCTAAAATATCGTTGGTTGTTTTATCAATCTGGAGCACTGGTTTAGCATTACTTGCTACGGTCCCCATCCTTGCCTATCGCGAAGCTTCTACTCCTTTTCGCTAGTCTTCGGGAGTTAAAAAATGTCGATTAGGATTATTTACAATCTTATCTCTATATTCCGCATTTTGCCAACGCTTTTTCATATGTTCTGACAATCTGCGGCGCCCATCCTCGGTTAAAAAGTCAGCATTTCCCGTTGGTTTACCACCCTAATGTAGGTTATATCCAAAATCAGGATTGGTTAATTGCATTTCTGCAATAACTTCTTTTTCTTTGTTTAGTGCCTCTTCCTCATTATCAAAGATAAAAATAACCTCTTTGATTATATTATCCCAACCATACTTCTAAATGGCTTTCCATACTAAGGGGCATTTCTCGTAGCCTTCTCCGTGGCCTCCCCATCTTTTATTAAGACTTCTGGAAGTAAAACCGCAATAATGCTTGCCGTTTGGGAAAGTAAATAAATAAATTTTGTATTGCTTTTCTTGCATAACAAAACCACCTTTCATTATATAATGAAAAAGGTGGTTGATGATTTATTTATTTTTGACCAATCTACCAAAATTTTTCTTATTGGATTGATCATGTTGACATAAAACAAATCACCTGCCGTTAAAAATTCTCATATATAATATATGAAAATTCCGGCAGGTGATTTAATTGAGTTTGCCCAACGGCTTAAATTTTTTACACCGTCTGTCCAGTAGAACCGAAGCCGCCCATTCTCTTGCCGCTGGCGGCGTCATCATCGGTTACGCTATAAGTCTTGATAATACCCTGGCCAATCTTATCTCCACGCTTAAGCTGAACAGCAAAAGGTAGAAGATTGATAACCTGGAAGAAAATCTCTCCCTCATTATCAGGGTTATCCGCGTAGTCGCGGTCGATAATGCCAATAGCATTACCAATAATCAGCCAATGCTTGAGAGGAGTAGAGCTACGAGCGCTCAACTCGAGATACTGACCAGGTTCAAGATACACCTTCATACCAGTAGAAACAAGAGGAACCTTAGCTTTAAGTTCCTTGGTCAGCTTGGCGACATCTTCCAAAGTAAGAGGGTTGATAAATCCATAGAAGTCAACGCCTGGAGTGTGCATTACCTTCTCGTGGATTTTATCTTTGAGGAAGTCATAAGGGGGGATAACAATATCTT